GGTGTTCTTCAGTATCTTGTAAATCAAATACTTACGATACTGCTCGTCTGTCATCGAGGAGGCGGAGACGGTTCCTTCCATCTGTGCCGCTTCCAGTCTGCTCAGTACGACAATATCGCCAACACCGTCAAGCTGTTTACCTTCCGCATCATTCACGCTTCGTTTGGTTCGTAACTGCTCGAAGAACAGGAACAAATCGTCCAACTGCTCGCCGATTACTTCATAAAGAGCCTCGATATTCGGCTTATCCTTGAACTGCTCTACAAGGTCGCCTTTCAGGTTCTTAATGTAATCAGCCATTGATATTCACCTCAATCATAGCCGCCGTGGTGTATGCTCTCTGTCTGGCGGTGATTTCTATGCTTCGGTGCGGATATTCTTCCGGGATAACCGTACTGTCGTTCGTGCTTGCAATGGCAATGTCGATGTAACTGATACCTGTGCAAGATTTATACAGTTCGGACATAAACTCCTGCGGAACAACGTCCTGCCCGGCATCGAGGTTTCCGATGTTTTCAAGGATTGCATCTTTGAGCAGTTCCACGTAGTTTGACGGGACATTTTCGTTCGATTTGAACGTAATGCCGAGCTTCAGCCAAACATATATCGTTTCAGGTCTGTTGAACCTGATAGGAATATCCTCGTCATAGACACCTGCGATATTTACGACTACATCGCCGTAGGTGGCAATGCCGCCCGCCTTGAAAGCAAGTATCTGCTGTGCAATCTGCGTTTCATCGCCGCCGTCAACTACGATTTCAATGCTGTGGGGAGGTCTGCCGTAGGCATCTTCCACACTCGTAGCATTTTCGTAGGGGGCAACGCTCACAACGCCCTGCACGTTGTTCAATATCGCACTTCGGATACTTTCAAGCATCATCGAAGAACGGTTGAAAATCTTGTCGGCGTAGGACTGCCTGAACTCAGGGTCAGTCTCTTCTTTGCTACCTGCTACGTAACCGCAGGGGTTCGTAACGGCAATCAAGCCGGAGTCTGCCTTGACGATTTCCGTAATGGCATTGTCAGGAATGAGGATGTCGCCAACCTCGGTCGTGCCGAACGTGATAACCGAAGTTACCGTTTCGGTCGTCAGGTTCTCGGACAATACCAAAGTGTGCTGAGTGTTGAGTGCTGTCGCTTCAATCCTCAGCAATGCGTTGGTTTCATCAACGGTCAGGGTGAAATCTTCATCCGTAATCGCCGCTTGCAGACCTTGTAAAATCGTGGTAGCATTTACAGACTCAGCGACATACGAGTATGCGTTGCCATTCAGCATAATCGTGTAGGTGTCGCCGGATACAGCGGATACAATCTTGACTTCCGCCTTGTTGAACGAGCTTCTGGTAATCTGCTTTTCCTCAACGATTGTCAGGTGAGTCTTCGGGTTCGTTTTGGAGGCAATCATTGTGCCAAGTGCCAATTTCGTACCGTCAGTTCCTTTACAATGGATAGGATAGTAGGACTTCGAGCCCGTTTCTCTCGTAGAACCGCCGAACTGTGCCGCATTATCAAGGCTGACACCCTCGGCTGTTGACGGATACTGCGAGTAATAAATGTCTTCGCCGAACTCCCAAAGCTCTGCAATTCTATCCGCTACGTTGGTGAGCAGATGATTGACAAGCGATTGCGGGTTCTGTCTGGTGTTCACGCCCCATTTCTTCGAGAGACCGTCGTGCATCTCGTCCATAATGGTATCAAGTCGCTTGATATTCGGTCCTTTTGGGGTCAATCCGTATTCAGACATTTATCGTCACCTCCTCTTTGTATGTTTCTTCATCCACCGTGTAGGTAAATCGGAAGGTCGCTTTGCGTTCCTTCTGGTTAAACTTAACCTCGGTAACTTCCGCATCGGTAACGCCTTCGACCTCCAAAATCTCCTCACGGAGCAACTGCTGTATATTGTCGAGGTTCGGGTTCTTCACCAGAACATCCTCAAACCAAGAAAAGCCCAAATCGGGACCTAATCGCCACTCTTCTTTTATCCAACGGAGGCGTATCAGGATTTTCTGCTTTACACTTTCCGTAAGGGTGATGTCGCCGAACTCTGTTACGGCAATATCTCCCGCATCGTTAAGTCGTATATCTTTCATTCAGTTCGCCTCCTTGTTATGCGTTCGGGGCAGAGGTAGAACCACCGCTGTCGCCGTTATGCGTATGACTCTTCAAGCTGATGCCACCTCCGGTAACATCTTCGGAACCGCTGACGTTTCCGGCCGATACGTTCCAAGCCGAAACATTACCGTTGACCTTCAGGTTTCCGTTGACCGTTACCGTTCCTGCGGTAATCTGTGCCTGACCTGATTTCAGGACTATCTTCGAGCCGCTGCAATTCACCACAACGGCGTTTTCGTCACACGCCTGTTTCACATCGGCGTTTGCTTTTGCGAAGAGTCCGGGGATGCAGATTGCATTTGTCATATCGAAGGACAAATCTGTGTCGGTCTCCTGACCGAACTGCCAATAGTCGATAGAGTTCTCGGCAACGATAATCAGGCAACCGTCTCCTGCTTTTACCGGAAAGGCAATCGTCGCTTTCTGCCCGTAGCCCTGCGGAAATAAAACAGGAACACCCGTAATCTGCGGATAATCAATGCTCGTTCCGTCAGGTTTCTTGAACTTCATTACGGGGAGGACTGTTGCAAGCCCTGTTGCCGCATCAAAGGAAACAATCTTGCCCGGAACAGCGGTATGTACGTCGCTCAGTTCACTCCTGACTACGTTTTTTACCGCCTCTACAAATTCCTGCATCATAATCAGCCCACCTCCAATAATCGTGCTTTGCATATCCAGTCACCCGACTGGTTATCGCCCTGCATATCAATCGAGTGGACTCGGAAATATCCCGTGACGATGTTGCTTACGACCTTTACATAGTCGCCGATGTTGATAGCACCGTTCAGCAGATACTCAACATCCCAACCGAGCGTGTTCGTGCCCGTTGCCTCGTCCTCCGAAACGACCACTCTTGCCGGAATACCGAGCAAGCCCGTTTCAGCAGAGAGCAGATACACCTCTTTCGACATTACATCGTTCTTTCTCTTTACCTGAAGAACGCCGTTCTGCAAGGACCAAGCCAAGCCACAGCAATTACAGCCCTTTGTCAAGATGTTCCTTGCCTTGCCGACGTAGGTGTATCCGTTTTGAACGTCCGTGAACTTGACGTTATAGGCATAAGAAATCGCCACACCCATTTGTGCGGCGACATCATCGAGTATTGTCTTCCAGTTGACCTTGCCCTTATAAGAAATCGAAACGTAGGTATCACGAACCTCTACGAGACTGTCGATGACCTCGATTTCCGTCTTTCTGTCCGAGCCGTCTGCCGATGTGGTTGCATAGCTGACGATACCTGCAAATATGAGGGACAGGTGCGTATTGTATCCTGCTCGGAGGGATACCACACAGTCCTTTTCATTCAATGCCGCAAGGTGTGCATCATTCAGGTTCCATATCGTAACCTTGCCCGTGTTCTGCGTTTCTGTATCGGCTTTCTGCAATGAGAAATTGATGTGCAGAGGAACGGGCTGACTTGCAGATTTATGACCGACTTCAAAGCCCTTCTTTCCGGCCTTACCTGCGGCAAATCTGTATTGTCTGTCAAAATTCTCGTAACCCGCCATAGCAACCTCCTTTTTGTATGTATAGACCGATATTCTCGGTCGTTATATTCGCTCTTAAAATCAAACAGATAAAAACACACCAAAAACACACTCGTGCGTTCGCAGAACGTACAAAAGAACCCTTAATTACGTTCCGATTTCGGTTCCGGTTAAGGTTTAGGTTACGGTTACGGTTACGGTTACGGTTATGTCTGGAATTTCCGTGGAATTTCCGCAGGACTGTCCGTTGGAATGTCCGTGGAATGTCCGTGGAATTTCCGCAGGACAAAATACCGTTGCAGAGAAAACCCTTGATTTAAGGGCATTTTCCTAAATCAAAGATTTTCAGCCGTGCTGAGTGTCGGTTTTGCGTGTTATCAATAAATCACAGGTGCAAGGAGCAGGTGCAATGCACTTTGTCCGCATCTGTGTCTTTGGAAAGTCCGTGGAATGTCCGTTGGATTTTCCGTGGAATTTCCGCAGGACTGTCCGTTGGAATGTCCGTGGAATGTCCGCAGGACAATCCGCAGGACAAGTCTGCGAAAAAACATTTTAACTTTCCGTTGGAATGGGGCAGAAACGGAACTCTGCATTTCCATTCACGAAGTCCTGCCTTCCAATGTGGTCGTCCTTACAGGTCGCACCGAATACACCTTCAGGCAACCCCGACACACCGCAAAACAGGTTCAACGGGAAATTGGGTACAATCTTGACACCGACCAGTATCGGTACGTTCTGTGTGTCATACAGTCCGAACTTCCAATAGTCTTTGGTGTCGTTGTAGGTGAAGCGTATCAAATATGCTGTACCGTTCAAAACGATACGGGATACGCTGTCGTTCATATCAGGGACGGTAATTATCGTATATTCCATAACACCGCCCCCTTAATTCAACAACCCTGTGGACGATGCGACATTGTAGAGGATACTTCCTTTTGACGAGTTACTGCTATTGTTGCTGCTGTTTCCCGATGAACCGTTGCCGGAACTGCCAGTCGATGTACTGGCGTTTCCTGCGGAGCTCCCGGAAGAACCGCTCTTTCCGTAACTTGCCGGAATTGTCGTCGTCTTTGCGGTTGTTACACGAATTTTCTTGAAAGAAATCGGTATTTCTCTCGAATAACCTGTTTCCAAACTCTTGCTTAAACCGATGCTCTCGATAGCCATATTGCGATACACCTTTTCGTTGGTGATAATCGTAA